CCCCTCCCCCCCTATCAAAGTCAGGAATCGCATATAGATTTTCATAAGTCGTTGACTATCAGTAAAAGCCTAACCGCACAATAAGTATTATGTCTAATTGTCCTTGACTCCTTATTGATAATTCATTATCATAGTACTGCACCGATTAATTTCATGCCGACTAAACGACCAAGAAAAGTAGAATATGCTGAGAACCTTCCAGCGAATCTGAAGACCGAAGATGTATGCCCATCAGTTTGGACTGGCCAACAGCTATTCGATAAACGACCCAAGGACTACGCTAAAGTAGTTCAGATGTTAGCCCAGGGGGCAACAGTCTCATCGATAATTAAAGCGTGTAAAGTCTCACCGCATACAGTTGCAATCGTCCGATCCCGTGAAGGAGAAACCTTAAAGGACTCAAAGAAGCACCTTCGAGCCTTAATTGGAACTGCTACCCATCTTGCCGTTGAAAAACTCATAACGAAGTTGAATGACGATGAAATACCATCAGGAGTCCTACCAATCGCTACCGGCATCCTTATCGACAAGCATCGCCAGTACGAAGGTGAGCCTACTCAAGTCATTGAAGTAAAGAAATCTCTATCCCTCGATGAGATCCGAGCCGAGCTGGCCAACCTGAAGGATGAAAAAGTCATCGAGGCAGAAGTCACCGATACATAATAACCAGCGAGAGTGGTATGCTCTCCTGACTTTGTTCTTCTTTTTCCTCGAACGGGATTTAATAGTCGAATGCTTTTTTATCGCCTTGAAAGTAATATTTAAGATATTAGGGTAAAGTATCACCGACATATAATCTCAAGATAGCCCGAATAATCGCCTAGAAGGCACACAGGGCTGTCTTTTAACTTCGATACATCCAATCTACAACACTAGGGTATAAGACCGCCAATCCCGCCATTCCTCTGAATGCCCTCTTTGACGGCATTGGATTTATATCGAATGCCCGATTAGCTGTGATTGACCGAACCTTATCCTTATACCTCTTTGACGGGATTAGATCCATATCGAAAGTCTGCTTAAAGATTTTAGATTCCACCTTAATATTTTGAACGAGTGAATGGTTAGGCTGAGTAATACCTGTTCTGCCGGTTAATCGGTTGAGCGAGTGGATCGGTTTTAATCTTCTTTTCGAGTGAGCTTGTAGGCTGGCAATGTAGTCCACCTGGTACGGCCGCCTAAAGCGGTTGGCGGACTGGTGCGTAAGCTTTAGCTTTTGGGCCGGCTTACGGGCCAAAGCATTAGTCCGAAGGAGGACTACTAACAGCCTGTATTTTTTCATGTTGGAGAGTACGACGAATTTAATATTATATATATATATATATATATATAGTTTTTTCGGACTACTATCAGATCAATTAAATAGTTAACCTATTCGCTTTTAAGATTTAGTCGTAAAGAGTAGGTAGTTTGATTGCCTGGGCCACCCTTTTCGATGTCAATTTTGTCCTTAATTTCGGACAGAATCTTGGTAAAAATGTGGTTATCTATTCGATTATTTGTTTGCTCTTTTAGGAGGGCAATCGCTCGCTCTCTTCCGACAATCGGCTTATCTTTTAACAGCTCTAGGAACTTCTCGGATAAGGCCTCATTGACCTTTTTTTGGATTGTGGAGGTTTGTCCTGGCTTTCTAAACTTAGCCTCAAGGTCGGGCTTATGTTGGAAGAGGGGGAATGTTTCGGCAGAGAACTCAAGGACCTTGGGCGGGGAGAATGGACAGTTTCGGGAGGTGGTTTCGAGGACTAGGTGTTCCTCTTCCTCGTGAGAGGTTAGGGTGAGGATAGCATCGGGATCGCGGGCAAATACCCCTGAACCACTCGCTCGGTCGATATGATCGGTCTCTGACTTATTTCCCTTTGAGAAGTGGTGGGCAAATACTATGGCGGCACCGGTTTCCTCGGAGAAATCCTCGATTAGGTTTACGATTTCACCTACTGCCTTGGCATCGTTCTCGTCTATCCCGGTTGCCAGCTTATAGTATGGATCGAGGATGATGAGATCATATTCCCGCTTTTCCGCTCGGATCTTTGTCAGGAGGTCAAGGAGTTCTGCCCGGTGACCTCGGAGTGGCCAATAGTCTAGGTGATGGTTAGGCTTAATCTCTCCCTTAAACATAGCCTTGGCTACCCGCTTAATCCTGTCAGTACCGAAGTATTTCTTCAGCTCGAAGTCTAAATACAATACCTTCGACTGCTTAACCGGCATCCCCAGCCACGGCATCCCATTGGATGCGGCGATGGCCAAGTTAATTAAGGACCAAGTCTTACCCGCCTTACTTGACCCCGAGATAATCATCTTGCACCCTTCGTGCAGACATCCCTCGATAATCTCTTCTAACTCATTGGCTGGGTTCGTTGCATAGTCCATGCACTGGCCGAATGACATAATATCGGGAAGTGGTTTAGGATCGTCATTAGATACCTCGATGGAGCGGTTTGGCATATTGGTGACTGTTGGGGAGTCCAGCATATATTCCAGTTCTACCGCTTTAAGTTGTGCTTTGTAATAGGGGTCGGTTTCAGGTCTCATTATCTTTTATGTTATTTTTGATTAGTGTTAAAATTATTTGGGGCTGTAAATTTATGTGATTTCTGACAAGCACAATAGCATCCCCTTCGGCTAAACGGTCGGCCATTTTCATCGCTTTAACGGGTGAAATCCCAAGCTTAATAAACCGTCTGACGATGGTAGCTTTAAGAAGAGTATTAATCATTCCCGCCAAAATAAGATTGGTTGCTGGGCAGAATACTTCTCGCCCTTCTCGGTCTTTGGTTTACGAGTTCCCCAAGGCAGTCGGACTAATCCGAGGGGTGAGTTATAAATCGATGGGTCTGCTCCGAGCTTCATACTCATATGTTTAAACTGCTCGGCCTTACCTGGTATCCAATCGTACCAGCAGTGAAGACTCTGACCGCCTGAATCGACTATCATCTTGAGGGGGCAGATTGATTCGAGGGCAAGTGCCGGTCCAATCTGATCGGCCTTCGTCCAAGTCGGATCATCGATTTCGTGTACTAGATACATCCGCTCACCGGCATTATCTTTTACCCGAGGACCGATATCCTTGAATGGATTGTAAGAAATAAATTCCATCTGCCCTACCCCTTGACTGATCCCCCAATCGCCCGCCGTCTTTATCATGGTATTAAATTTATCCGCTTGGATATTAATCCATTGGTCAGATTGAAAGAGCTTGGAAACCGCCTCCTCGGCATTCAAAGGAATGGCGGCGGAGCGGAGCTGAAGCATTTCGAGATCCTCGGGTTTACCTTTTGCGTTAGATGAGATTCCGGTATCAATTGATACTTTTTTGGTCGGGCTGATAATCTTCTCACCTGACAGGATTTGATACGCACCGGTTAGTGCATTGCGGATCTCATTTGGCTGGAGCGGTCGGCGGGTAAATTCCTTGGCTACCTCGAGGCAGTAATCGTGAGCCTTTTCAAAGTCCGATTGGTGCATTGCGGCACGGAGGGTAAGGCGGGCAATAAAGGTATGATGTCCAAAGTCTCCTTGCGGGAGCCTGTCAAAGAACTCCGCCATGTTCGCTGATAGGATAGCCATTTACTCGGAACCCTCGCCCTCTATAAACTTGGCGATGTAGTCTGTCAGCTTACCTATAGCCTCGGTCTCAATTCGCCTTAAAGTACGCCTTGGTATCCCTGTTTTCGCGGCTAGTTCGGACTGGGTAAATCCCCGATGGTCCTCGGGAATATTGAGAAGCATATTCTTCAGCTTGGCATCGGTTGCCATTTGCTTGGCGATTTGACTATCGTCCGTCCCCATCGACACTAACCCACCTATCTATCATTCCCTTTGGAAGTCCCGCCTCTGAGACATGGTGATCATTTTCATCCGGCTCATATCCTTTGCGAGAAATGTGAACTATCTCCGTAAGCACATTGTGGGTACATCCCCATCTTCTGATCGCCCATGCTTCGTTCGGAAATCTTATATCGTCAAATACGATTGTCCGCTTGTCGATATAAGGGAGAGCCGCCTTATAGGCTAGGTCGATCCATATATTTGGATAAACCCCTTCCCTTCCCCACTCCGTCCCGAGACTTTGTAATAACTGCCTGGTATTAATTCCATCGGGAAAGTTGGGAATGGGTTCTTCTTTAAAATGCAGATACTTTTCCCCCGGCAGAATGACCTTGAGCATTTCTTTTATGGGAGTGGCGAAGGATAGGGTTACCGCCTCGACATAAGATTTAGCATAGGTCGATTTCCCTACCATTTTTGGACCTGTCAGTCCGATAATTTTATTGGTCATGTAGTGATGAATAGTGATGTTATTATTGTTAAAATGAAGGCGGCCACGATGTAGAATAAAACGAGGACTGTAGTGATGAATAAGCCGATTAAGCCGATTGAGCGGAGGAGTTTCATGCTTTCTTACGGAAAATCGATATTCAAATGTCCGTCTTTATTTTCGACTATTAATTTCACATCCAATGTACCATGCCTTGACTGATTTAATAACTGGTCTTTTAACCGGTTAGTAATTTGATCGATGATATAATAATTCTGCTCGGAATCCTCTAATACAAAAATTGTTTTTACCCCCTTTTTTTCAAAATAAAAATGTATTTTTGCGGAGTAAGGATCGTCTCCAACTATTAATGCTCCAAGTAAATGCCCTAGTATTTCGTATTCACCCACTTCAGGGTAAGGAAAATTTTCAATTTTAAATGTATCTGTCATAATTTATTTTATTTAGTAATGCGTTTTAATTTCCCCCTCTGCCGCCAAGGGTAGCCCTGGCATATAAAGA